ATGCGGCAGAAATGTCCCGGTTTCAGGATCATCGGTCCCGAGGGCTGCCCGGTCGCGCAACGTGCGGCGCTGGCGCTGGTCCTGCGGGGGCAAAGGATCAACTGGCTGGTCGGAGCGCGGGCTCGGCTGGTGGTCGAGCAGGCGAACGGCGTGGTGATGGCGATCGAGGACGGGCTCGCCATGATCGAGCTGATCGAGGACCTGCATCCCGACCGGCGCCTGCATCCCGCCAACCCCGAGCTGCGCGCCAGCCACCGCGAGATCATGGGCGGTGCCTTGCGCGCGCAGGGCGCCCTTGCGGCGGTGATCGCGGCGCGGAACCTGCGCGATCTGGACATCGCGGTGCATGACCTGCGCAACCGGCTGGCGCGGATCGAACATGCGCTGCCGGACGGCGACCCGAACCCGCCGCTGGCCAACCTGGACGTCGCGCTGCTGCCGCTGCTGTGGCGCATCGCCCTGTTGGACCTGCGCCACGACACCCATCTGGCCGACGGCATGCCGCGCTGCAACCGGCGCCTTGCCGCCGCGCTGCGCCATCCGGCGGTGCGGCAGGTCCTGGACCGCGGCGCGGGGCGGCGCTTCCTGGAAGAGGTGGCCCGGCGCGGCGCGGTCCTGGCCCTCGACGATCCGGGCAGCGAATGGGAGCGGCATTTCGAACCCGCCAGGGGCAGCGCAACGGACGGCGCCCTGCTGTTCCTGCGGCCGGGCGCCGGGGCCGGTCCGGTCATGACCCGCAACATGGGATAGGCCGGACCGCTGCGGGCTTGGCCGCACTGCCATTGCCTGCCATAGCGACCGCCTTGCGATGCAAGGACCGGAGGCGGTCAGCGGTAAAGGGTGCGGCCCATGGCTTCGGCCGAACTGCCGGCAAGGTTCTGGAACGGGTGGCGCGGCTGTCCGTGGCGCCGAAGGACTGGCGGAACAAGTAAGAAAGCGATGTGAGAGCGGCTTCCAAGAGACAATCCGGAAGTCAAGAAAAGCCCTTGGCAAGGGCGGCCGAAGACGGGAAGGCCGCCTTCGACCCCGGCCGACAGATCGGAGCGGCAATCAAGCGCGCCGGGCGCTGAAACTGCAGCGGGCGGACCCGAGGGCCCGCCCGATCAGAGGGGTCAACCACACCGCCGTTTGACCACGATGGCATATTGCCGAGAGCGCGCCATGCGGCAACCTGCGGTCTTGGTTAGCATCGGCAATTGAATCGAGCGATCTGCAGCGCCCTGCGGCGGGACAGCAAAGGGCCACGGATTTCTCCGTGGCCGCGCGGCAGCTCTGCGCGCCGATCAGCAGACCAGCGGGCGATGGTGCTCGATGTGACGGACCGTCAGCTTCCGGGCCTTGCGGCCCGAAGGCAACGGTCGTGCGGGCTGCGGCACGAACTCCTTTTCGCGAAGCTCGGGGAACAGGGTGAAGATCTCCTCCCGCGCCGCCTGGCCCACCGACTGAAGCGCCTGCGCCCCGGTATAGAGCGATTCGGTCGGCGCGCCGTTCGATGTCACCACCTCGTGCCGGTCGAAAAGCAGATGGAAATATTCGACCTCGTGCAGGTCCTCGGCGACATCGACGCCCTCGATCTGCAAAAGCTGCTTGGCCGCGACCAGCACCTCGGTAGCACCGAACATCTTCAGGGCCACTTTCGACCGGACAAGAACCCGGTGCTGGGGCGACACCAGAAGGTCCGAGGACGGGGTTTCCGTCCCCAAGGCACCGGCCTTGATGCGGATGGGCAGCAGCTTCGGCGTCGCCTTCAGCGCCGAGGCGCCGAGTTTCACCGACCCGATCCAGCGGAGGGGCTGATGGCCGTTATCCAGCGTCTGAACCAGATCTCCCACCTTGAGACTTTCGATCGGCCGCGAGCCATCGGCGCATTCGATCAAGGTGCCGCGAACGAAACAGACGATGTCCGTTTCAAATATGTCGGCGTTGAAGCCGATGGTGGCTACGGTGTTGTCGATCGGCGTGGCCGACAAGACCTCGACCTTTGAGAATCGCGTGATGCTGTCCCAATCGTTCACGGTGCTCGCCGATGGGCGAAAGAACAGATCACCGTTGCTCATCTGAATGAGGACGCCGTTCTGCTGCACCACGGAAGGATTGCCGTCTTCATCATGCACGGTGATCGCAAAGCGGGCGCTTACGAAGGTCGTTATCGTGACCCCGCTTTGCGGGTCGCCAGCGGGATCAGTATAGGAAAACTGGCTGGTCGGCTGTTGAGCGGTGCCCTGATAGGTCGTCTTAAAATGATTGCCACCGCTGGTATAGTAATCCCCGGTCAATTCTACCGGCTTGATTTCATCCTTGCCTTCGGCCATCCAGCCGACGATCTGGTTGGCTTGGGTCTGACTGATATTGCTGCCGGGGGTTGGATCAAGCAATGGTTGACGATTGCCGATCCACATGAGGTTTACGGTTGTATCAGGCACTGCACTCTCCTCGTGTAAGTTACCGATCCGCTTGGCGTAATGAGAGAAAAATTGTTCTGCTCACCCGCCTTGGAGGGTGTTGCTTTAAGCTCCATGGGACTCAACTTGTCCTTTTAGTCAGGTTGCGGAAAAGCTCGGAAAGCGGCGCGGGCGGGGCGAAAGAAGCGGCCTGCATATAAACGGCAGAAAGCCCCGCAGGATGGGGAGCTTTTGCATTTCGACCGAGAGCTATTCATGCGCTTGTTTCTTCACGTCCTCAGGCGGCGCGATTTTGTCGAACCGTGCCCAGACGGTCCATTTGTCGCCAGTCGCCCGCAAATATATCTCTGCGAGCCTGGCCAATTCCGAGGGTCCGAGAAGCTTGCGGCCTGCCGCATCGTTTTTCCATCTTGGACAGCCGCGACACGCCCCCATGGCGCTGGTCGTGTAAATGCAGATCCTCAATGCCGAGAAGCTGGCCCCCCGGCGAATGTCGCGCTTGCCGCAGGGTGGTGTAGGGAAGATCCGCTCGTGATTGTGGCCCATCGTCTGCACGACTTCAGCATTTGGGCCTTCGCCTTGCCGATCCGTTTGGTGGATCGCATCCGCCAGGGTGGCGCCGCCAGCCCGCGCGCCCTCCTTCTTCTCGAAGCCGGCCGTCTTCTTCCGGCCTCCAACCAGGCCTACCCGGCGGGTCGGCTTTCGAAGGACGCGGAGGCCCTTCTGCCGTCTCGCATTATCCGGACCTGTGCGGTATAGACGACGGTGCTGTCCTTGAGGCGGCGCTCGGTGATGGTCCTGTCGGATGTGCTCAGGTCTCTGCGAACCTTGCCAATCCCAGGCAAAGCAAAGACGAGAACCGGACCAAACCAGTAAAAACAAGGCAGGATCAGACGGCCCGACCAGTGTTGAAAATGGCTGAAACGGACAATTTCATCCGTAAAAACAATAGCGCGCGGCTGTCCGTTGCGCCGATGATGGACTGTCGGAACAAGTCAGAAAGCGACGGAAAATCATATCGCTAATGGCGGCTTGGAAATTTAAGCAAAATTTTTAGCAAGAGCGCCCTATCGGCCGAGCGCTCTGGCTTCTTTCCGGGCCGATTCCGCCCGCGCATCGATGTAGGCCGCAAGGTCCGACAGATGCACCATCTTCGCGCCCTTCTGGCTGCTCTCCATCCGGACAAGAGGCAGTGGAATCTCGCCGGTCGAGACCTTGCGCAGGAAGACCGGCAGCGTGAGCGGTGCGAAGAAATCCCGGCACACCACATCGGCGCCGATCATCGCCCGGCCTTCGTACTGGGCCATGAGCAGCCAGATGGTGTTGATTCCCTGTTTGCCCATCAGGCTTTCCCCTTCCTGACTTGACGCACCCGGTGCTCCAGCTTCGCCGTCGCCATGATGGCGGGGCGCAGCTCGGCGGGCGCGCTGTCATAGGGCACTCCCTTCTTGGCGCCGGCTAGCCGCGGCAGCATCGCGCGGGGCACGGCCTCCCAGTTGCTCGGGTCGGTATTGGTCCTGTCGCCGTCCAGGCATTTCAGGGCATGGCCGGCCGGGATCGGACCATTCTCTTGTTCCCAGAGGTATCGGTGTTTCATGACCCGGCGGGTGTCGGCGCCCGTGTGAGGATTGGTTTCCGCTACGATGATCCAGACGTAGCCGTCCTTGGGGTCGATAGATTCATGTCCTGGCCCGCGCCAGGTGTGAGGCCTGCTCCCCGGCTTGAAGGTCGTCGCCATGACCTTGGCCCTGACATGGTCAGGCATCGGCTTGCCCTTGTTATGCGATACCTGGCCGGGAACGAACTGCCCGGTGCGCCCGGTCAGCCATCCGTTGCGCTTGCAGAGGGCTTTGAAATTCGAGAGCGAGACATCCTGCCGCATGAAGCGGGCGCAGAACAGGGTATAGGCTTCCGCTCGCGGCAGTTCCTTGTGCGCCTCGATCCAGGCCAGCTCCTCGGGTTCGTAGACAATGGCGCGACCCTTCATGGCTCGCTTGCTCCGATCTTGGGCAGCATCGGCAGGATGCCTTGGCCATGTTCGGCAAACAGCTTCGCCGCCTTCAGCTGCAGATCAGCATTGCCGACGATGCGATCGGCGACGGAAACGATCGCATCCGCGCGCTTCGCCTCCTGTTCGATCTGCTCGGGTGTCAAGGACTCGTCGGCCAAGCGTTCCAACTGGGCGAACAAGTGGTTGTTCAGATCTCCGAGCTTGTTTTTCATGACGTGACTCCTTCGATGGTGGTCAGCCTGCGCTCGGCGGCGGCTATCCAATTGCGGAAGGCCTGTTGCAGGCCCGCCGTTCCGCTCGAGCTGATGCCGTGCATGCGGATGGTGTTGGTCCACGCCTTGTCGTGGATCCGGGCGCCGTAGGTGGCGCGCAGATGGTCGGCGAGGGCCTCGGCGGCTGCGCGGTGCTGGCGGTGCTGATCCGCCCAATCTGCGGCGTTGTCACCGATCATCGGCAGAGCATCCAGGCGCTGACGCAGGTCGGCAATGGTGGATTGCACCAGTTGCGGATCGATGCGGTGCTTAGGCATCGAGCTTTCTCCCCTTGTTTCCCCAGAAGTCGGTGCAGGCGGCGATGGCGTGCCGTGCCATGGCCTCGATCGCGGCCTCAGGCCTGCCGCCCGAGCGCATCGTGATCAGGACGAATGCGCACATCAGGTCAGCGGCTGCGGTTGCAGCATTGCCGCCCTGGTTCCTGGCGTTGAGGCTAGCGGTCACCACGAGCGCTTCGATGCGCTTCTTGATCGTCTCTTCGTCGTGACGGTCAGCCATGGTCTTCCTCCCCAGCCGCGACCCACAGGCAGACCGCGATGGCCGTGACGCCCGCGATGGTGGTCGGCCAGAAGCCGAACGCCGCTCGCATCAGATGGAGGACCACATAGATCAAGGTGATCGCCAGCGCCGTGGTCAGGCCATCGATAAGCATGCGCAGCATGCGTTTGAGCCGGTCACCCATCGCCTACCTCGCATTCCATCGGCTTCTCGCCCTCGGCGGTCGGCAGGAAACCGGTGCCGCGCAGCCATTCCCATTCCTCGTCTGTGCCGAGGTATTCGACCCATTCGCCCTCGCCGCGCATCTGGCCCGGGCCGGGCTGCTTGATCCAGCGATCAGACATCCGTCCGGCCCTCCGGCAACGCACGCAGGGTGGCCTTAACGCTGGCGATCCAGTCCTCCATCTCGCGGATGGCCTCGACGGTGGCCTGATCCTCGGGACAAGGGCACATGACCCCATTGATGCTGATACCGTCGCGCAGACCCTCGGCCTCGACCTCCAGAAGCTCGCAGCCCGCCAGCAGCAGGGCCCGCATCCCGGCGATCTCCTGCTGTGCCTTTGCCAGATTCGTGCGCAGAAATTTCTCGGTAACGTCCTGCGCCAGCATCGCCTCGCCGAAACCAGCGTTGAAACCCTCCATATAGCAATCATCGCTATCGTCGTGGGTCGGCATTGCCCGCCGCGGCGCTTCCTCGGCCGGTCCCTGCCAGGTGCTGCGGCCGATCTCGACGGATACGATGTCGCTGGTCATTCCGCATACTCCCAGCAATCCATATCCGCGTCGGCGCAGGCTTCCGGCCCGTCCTCGCGCTGATCGGGCTCAGCCCAATAGGTCGGTGCGACCTCCCGGGCGTATTCCTCGATGGATGAACCGTCGGCGAACTCGGTGCCGCCGACCAGCACCATGTGATTGACGAAGCGCTCGATGAACGCCGCCTCGGTCATATCTTCCTTGTCGGACATTGTTCCGCTCCTCTGACCATTCGGGATGGCAGCGCCGCGGCGCTGCGCACCGGAAGGGTCAGGTCAGGCGAAGCGGCCCATGTAGATCGGCAGGCCGGTCTCCTCGCTGGCCGTGGTGGCGATCTGGGTGAAATGCGCGCGGCGCTGGTATTCGACCCGGTGCCACTGGAACCCCAGCCCGACCGCGCCGCCGCCCAAAGCGCGCCAGCGAAACAGGCAGGTCAGCTCCTCGGGCTCCTCGCCGTTGTAGATCGGGATCGAGACGGTGAACTTCTCAGGGATGATCACCCCGTTCTGGACCTTCGTGTCGCTCTCGAACACCAGCTTGCGGTCGCCGTTGTCCAGGCGCACGGCGGACTTGTAGACTTGCCCCACCGTCGCCTCGAAATCGCGGCTGATCTCGATCATGGTCGCGGCTTCGGGATAGCCGATATCGACGCTGTTCTCTTCCAGGAACCGCGCAAAATCCGCCTGCGGATGGATCTTGCCCTCCATCTCGTCCCAGCGGGAGAATTCCTCGGACGGCCGCAGGGCGAGGATCACGGCATGGGCATTGTGCCCGGCCGCCGGGAAGGCCTCGCCCTGGTTGTGATCGTGCCAGTCCAGCCGGGCCGAGATCGTCAGCGCGTCGAAATCCGCGATGATGATCGAGCGGTCGGACTTGTAGCGGTTGGCGTAGGCGGAAAGTGAGGCGCGATCATCGACGGTCACTGCCTGCCGCACGCGCGACGGCAAACGGTTCGGGTCGCTGATATCATGCAGCTTGATGCGCTCCGGCAGCGCCGCCCAGGTGCGTCCGTCTGGGCCGTCGATCACCGGCGACGCAATGCGCGCCGCATTCAGGACAGTCTCAAGGGTGCTGACCGGGTCCGCCGGCAGATAGATCGCACCGGGGTCGTTGGGGTCGGTTTTCTGTGCCATGGTGTCTCCTCTGGCGTGATAGACGGATCAGTCGTTCATCGAGCGTCGGCGCTCGAGCTCGTCTTCGAAATCCATCTGGTTGGGGTCACGGCGGGTCAGGCGGTCGGAATCGGACGCGAAATAGATCCCGGTGCCCATGCTGCGGCTCGGCTTCTTGATGGTGATTTCCGGCACCACCTCGATCTGGCCCGCCTTGTTCGTCTTGAAGCTGGCCTTGAAGGTGAGGCTGCCATTGCCGCCGGTTTCGCGAATGGCGGCGACCAGTTCGGAAAGCTTCTGGTCGCCGGTCTCCAGAAGCTCGCCGCGGCGGAAGCTCTGGATGAATTCGAGGAAGTTGAGTTCATGCGCGGCCATACCTCAGGCCTCCTCGTCCTGCTCGATCCGCGCGCGGACGAAGCAATCCTTGGCCTCGACCAGCTTGCGCATGCCGGCGGTCTTCTCGGCACCCTCGGCGAGCGCGCCGTCCATCTCCCGCGCCAGCGCGTCGATGGGCTTCACCACCGCCTGCAAATGCGGCGGAAGGTGATCGTGGCGGAGCCATTTCAAAAGGCGGTTCATGGCATCTCCTCTGCAAAGCCCGGAACCGCCGGGCGCGGTGTGAAAGGAAAGATGCTGGCCGCTCCGGACACGGGAGGGAGGAACTCAAGCCAGAGCGGCCAGCCAGTGAGGGTGCGACAAGCGATCAACGGCACCCATCTCGGGCGAGGGGCGGAACCCCTCGTTCATTCAGCGGCCGCCGCGCGTCGGCCAGCAGCTCGCGGATCTCGCAGGCCAGGGGCGTGTTGCCGATGGCCGGAACCTCGGCCAGCACGCGCTGGCACAACTCGATGGCGCGCAGATAATCCGCCATCATCACCGGCATGCCCCCGGCGAAAGCGCGCGGCATCATCTCTACAGGCTTGCTCATGGCAAAAGCCTCGCCGAGCCCTCCGATAAAGCGACCCAGCCCGCCTCGCGCGCCTGCACGGCCGTGGGTGACAGAAGGTCCAGCATCGCCTGACCGTCCAGACGGCCGACCAGCAGGCCGAGCCCCATCCCGGCGAACACCAGCACCAGAACCCCGATCCAGAGGAACACCACGCCCCAGGCGATCGGCCGACGCTCGGAACCTCGGCCATCAGCCTCGGGAATCCCGTAGATCACGAAGGGATCACCGTCAGGCGCAAAGTCATGAACGGGAACGCCATCCTGCCGCCGATGCACGGCCCGCATGGCGATCTCATCCGCCTCGGCCTCGACCCGCCGCCGACGCGCACCCTCGACCGAGAAATGATTGCGAGCGGGGGTCATGCTGCACCCTGAGGCTTGAACCGGACGGCGGACACATCAACGAGGTTGATGGCCACAGACCGCTCGGGCTGACGAATGGCTGCAAAGCAGTTCGAAATCCCGTCCATGGGCATGTTGGCCAAGTGGCCGAACAGGGTGTCGGCGTCTTTCGCGCTGACGTTGCGGATCATGAGCTCCTGCCCATCGCGAAAACGAACAATCAGATCACCAGCAGCCGAAACCTCGGCCGCCTGCGTCTCGGTCTTGAGGGTCGTCACCAGAGGTCTCCCATTCGGCGGGGTGCCGATGGGGGAAATTTACATAGTGTGAATTTCAGGTCAAGCTTGATTTTCACATTGTGTAAAATTCATACTGACATTATCCTGCCCGCAGGGTGGGCGAGGATGCGCACCCGCCGGCGCCGGGCCGCGGCGCATGAAAAAGCCCGCCGAGGGCGGGCATTGGATCTTGGGTTTGGATAGATGGTTAGTCCGAATCTGGGGTATAAGAATAAAGGTGCACACGTCGAGGCACATAGGTGCCGTCGAAGAACCTCTCGCCCTCCACTGTGCCTGTTACCCTGATTTTTGGCAGATCCGCTAGCTCCTCTGGGTCGATTGTCGGCGAAAGCCGGATCGGTAGACGCTTTGGAAACCGCTCATCATCCTCAATCAACCCACGCCAGCCTGCCTGGTGACTATCGCGATCAGTACCTCGGATGAGCATTGTGGCGTCTTCAAGTGGTGTGAATACAGGTTCCGACGTCTGGCTCAGTTCGGAATCGGAAGGCACCTCGGCTATAGCTTGTGCTGGGACATCTGGTGCGTTTTCTACGGATATAGATGCATCCCTGTGCTTGGCCGGGCGCACAAAATCCGTGGCCGCCTTAACAACTTTGATGCGGTCGGGGTAAAGTTTTTCGTTGAGCACACTATCCACCCACTCAGGGGCGCTCTCCACCTTGTCAGCCACAAGCTGGATCACCGTATTGTAGTTTCCCTCAATGTGGATCGAAGGCTTTGGCGGTTCATCGCCCTTCTTTTCTTTACGTCTTGCTACCCGGTCATATGCATACCGTAAGCCCCAGTAGACAACGGCCATGACGGCAATGGCTACCAAGGGTTCATATGCCTCCGGTATATCCACACCCGTTGCCTTTTCGATGCTGCCGGTTACCTGTTCAGTTAGTTCCTTCTGGTAAGTTCCCCATATTTCGATGAGTAGGTCCCAGATCAGCGACCCCTCCTCAATGGAGAGGACCCGTATCACTACTTTCTGCGGATCGTAGTTGGGGTCAAGTGCTTCGAGGAATCCCACCGCTTGCTTGATCAACAGGCGCTGCGCCGCCAGCGAGGAGATCACCTCGTCAATCGTGAAGTCAGAGCCTTCGTATCTACCTTTGTAGGGAAATTTACTAACTGGCAATTTTCACTCAATTATTTCAATTGTTTAACTGGGTATTCTTTCCACCATCTCGCCGGGCAGCGCCAGCCTGACCCTTGCCGCCCACTTGATGCGCTGGTTGTGTCTGGTCTCCGAGGTCGGGTTCAGGCTGATCAGGTGGAACAGGCCGGGCTCATCGCCGCGCTTCACCTGCTTGACCCAGGCATTGCCCTCTGCGTCCTCGACGATGCAGGGGCGACCGATGTCCTCCTCCGGGATGCCCTCATGGGTGGCGCGCGTGTAGAAAAGCACGTCGCCCGGCTGATACATCGGCACCATGGAATCGCCTTCGACCTCGACCGCAACGATCCCGCGCGGCGGGCCGTGTCGCAGCAGCTGCGCCGGGGCGGCAACTCGGAAAATTCCGTCGCCTTTCGGGTAGGGGTCCTCAAGCGGCACCTGTGCGCCGGCACCAACCTGGCCTGCGACGGCAATTGGATACGGATCGTCCGCGATCAGTTCTGATGGGGGGATCCGGAAAATCCCAGCTGCGCCCTCTATGTAGTCAGCATTCATACGCCGCTTACCGTTCTCCAGACCGTTGTAGAGAGAGACGGATATGCCGAGGCGCTCGGCCATCTGCTCCTGGGTCAGGCCGTTTGCGTCGCGCAGCTCTCTGAGTCGAAATCTCATGAAGCGAGGCATCGCATGCCCCGGCCGCGCCCGGCCAGAAACACAGTGTGAAAATTCACTTGATGTAAAATTCACACTATGTAAAACAGGGGCATGGACCTGACCGCGCACATTAAGACCAACGGCCTCTCTAGGGCGCAGATCTGCGAAGCCGCTGGCATTTCCCGGGGCATGCTGAGTCTCATTGAGCGAGGCAAGCGGCGTATCGGCACGGATAGAGCACTCGCGTTTGCAAACGCCCTTGGCCTTTCGGTCGATGCAGTGCGGCCAGACTTGGCTGATCTCTTCAACCCTCCCCCCACCTCCGAGGACGCGGCATGACTGTTCATCATCCCGCGCCCTCTTTCCGTTCTGGTGATCGTCCGTCTGCACGGGGACACAACAGCACAGGATCATCTGAAATGTCTTTCCGAAAATGCGGCGCCGAGGAGGCCGAGCGCGCCTGGTTCGCCGGGCTGCTCTGGCGGGCCTTCCCCGAGGCGCGGAGCGAGAACGAACTGGCCGAGCTTGCGGCGGATGTGCTGACCTCGGACAGCCGTCCGGTGACGCCGCGCACGGTTCGCAACTGGCTGCGCCGCGAGAACGCCCCGCATTTCCGCTATGTGCTGAAGGTGATCGCGCTGGTCGGCGCCGAGTCCGTGTTTCAGGTCATCGATCCGGAGGTGCAGTGATGCGGATCTGGTGGCGCATCGCCCAGCGGTATTATGCGGCCCGTCACCGGCGGGCCGTGCGGCTGGCGGGGGCATCCTCCGCCGCGGTTGCCCGGTTCAAGTCGCAGTCGGAAAAGTTTTTCCACAAGATCAAGGGGGCGCGGAAGCAATGACCTCCTCGCCCTCCGACAGCATCCCGCATGGCACGTCTCGCGGCTATCAGTATTACAGATGCCGCTGCGACGCCTGCCGCGCCGCCGAGATTGAGCGCCAGGCCGACTGGCGTCGCCGTCTGCGCGAGGGCAAGGTTCAGCATCGCCCGCATCATCCGTCCTGCGTTCCGGTCCGGGTGCGCGGCAAGGTCTATCCGTCGATCTCGATGGCTGCGGCCGCTCTGGGCATCGCTCCGACTTCGATCGGCCACCAGCTGCGCCAGCGCGGTGACGCGGACCGCGCGGGGCTGAGCGCGAAGGCGCCTCGGCGCTGGACCCGGCACAATTCCAAACCGGTGCGGATCCACGGCCGCGATTTTCCGTCGATCCGCGCGGCGGCGCTGGCCATGGGCGTTTCGGAAGCGCACCTGCGCCGGCATTTGTCCCAGGGCATGACACCGCGCTATTCGCAGTATCTGCTGGTCAAGATCATGCAGGCGGACGCGCGGGCCGGTGTCGGAGGTGCGGAATGATCGCTGCCGGTTACCCCAGCGCCTTGCGCAGCACCTCGTTCACGAAGGCACTCTTGTTGTCGAGCTTGTCGAGCTGGGCGGCAATCTCGGGCTCGATCATCAGGTTCATGCGCACTTTCCGCTCGGCGGCAGGCATGGCCGGGCGGCCGCGCTTCGCCGTGGCGAAAAACGTGTCGTCCAGTTCCCGGACCTCGCCGTCCTTGCCGATCAGGGGTTCACGTTTCTTCATAGCGTTTCCTTTCCCGTGCATTGGCCTTGCGCAGGCTGATGACGCGCAGCGTTTCGCCGCGCCAGCACCAGGCCACCACGCAAAGCCGGTTTTCGATGGGAACGAGGCTGACGAAGCGGGTCTCGCCGTAGTCGGTGCGGCTGTCTTCGACCGTCAGCGCGACATCCCAGTCCGCCTGCGCGACCGATGCGAAGTCCAGCCCCCGCTCTTGCAGGGTGCGTTCGCGCTTCTGTTCGTCCCAATCCAGCTTCATGGAATTTATATACACACTGTTATTCTGGCCGTCAATAAAGGTGTGTGTGAAAAATCGACGGTGGAAGCATGACCGCGCCCTCCGCCAAGCCGCTTTTCCGGGCCATCAGCGGCCAGCGTGCGACGGTCAAGGAGCCGCTGCCGCTGATGCCTGAGGCCCCGGTCCACGTCCGGCCGCGTGTCGAGGTTCGCCGGGCCGAGGATTTCTATCCGACGGGCCAGCCCGAGGCGGTGCGCGGCCTGCTGGCCCGTGACGGCCAACGGATTCGCGAATGCGGCGGGGTCTGGGAGCCGGCCTGCGGCGATGGGGCCCTGGTGCGCGAGATACGGGCCTTCGGTCTCGACTGCCATGCCTCCGACCTGATCGACCGCGGTTGCGATGACGCGGTCGTGGCTGATTTCTATTCGTTCGGCCAGAGCCCGGCGCGGGCGATCATCACCAATCCGCCGTTCTGCGAGATCAATGCCCGGGACGGGCATGGCCGCTGGCTGCGCCATACGCTGGACATGCCGGGCTGGGATTACCTGGCGCTGCTGCTGTCCTGGGACTGGCCGGCGGCTCGGGCCAACGGGCTCGGCGCGCTGCTGGATGCCCAGCCCTTCTCCTACTGCTACCTGATGCGCTGGAAACTGGATTTCACCGGCGAAGGCTCGCCGCCGCAGCGCAATGCCTGGTTCGTCTGGGATCGGGCCTGGCAGGGCGGTGAGCCGGCTTTCCGGTTCATGAACCGCGAGGACGGCCAGGGGCTGCATCAGGGGGTGCTGCTGTGAGCAAGCACCGCATTCGGCATCAGAACGCATACCGCGCCGGCATCCGTGACGGGGTCATGATCTTCCTCGCCGCCCTGCTGGCGATGACGCCGCAGACTGCGCATGCCGCCCTGCGGAATCTCGCCGAAAAGATCGTCGGTCGGCCTGAACATCAACGGATCGAGAGGGACAAATCGTGATCCGCACCGAAATCCTGTCCACCGCGGGCGAGTATGTGACCCGCGACCGCGCTGCCACCCATGGCAAGGCCGAGGATGGCTTTGCCGCCATCGCGCAGGTCTGGAGCGCCCTCGATGCCGCGCGCGGCGACCGGCCGCGCTCCGCGCTCGATGTGGCGCTCTACATGGCCGGGCTCAAGCTGGTGCGGGCCGCCACCAACCCGGCCCATGCCGACAACTGGGTGGATCTCGCCGGTTATGCGGCCTGCGGCGGCGAGATCGCCGCGGAAGGCGGTGCGGCATGAGACACTTGCATGCCGTGCCCACCGGCGAGATGGAGCAATACCCTCTCACGGTCGAGGATCGCCTCGACAGCCATTATTTCATGGCGTGGGAGCGCCGGCGCTGGCTGAACAGCGATATGCGGCTGCGCGGCACGCCCGAATGCCGGGCCCTGTTCTTCGACCTGATCAACATCGCATATGACCAGGCGCCGGTCGGCACCCTGCCGAATGATCTGGAACTGCTGGCCCGGCTGCTGATGGTCGATCATTCCCATTTCCAGCAGCTCTGCCGGCTGGAATATGGTCCGCTGCACAAGTGGTATCCGGTGAAGTGCGGCAGCGAGATCAGGCTTGCGCATCCGATGGTGCTGCGGTCGCTGCAGGACGCCATCGCCCGGCGCGAGGACAACCGGGCCAAGAACGAGGCCGCCAACGCGGCGAAGCGCCTCCAGCGGCTGCGCATCACGGTCTCGGGCTATCACAAGGATCTGGCCGCCAATGACGCGGCTGTCCGCTGGATCGATGAGTGGCTGCAGAAGGAAGGCTGCGAATATCGGTCGGCATCATGGCTTGAGCGCGCGATCAGCGCCTGGGCCGATCACTCCTTCATGTTGGCTGGCAAGGGGCCCGGCGGGACCGTCTCCAGACTGTCCTGAATTGTCCGAAGGACAGTTTCAGACAGTCTCGGACAATCTCGGACTGTCCTGCACGACAGGGACATAGACAGAGACATGAAAAGGAAAAGACACAGGCCAATCCCCGGACACTGAACCGGTGCGGCTTGTGGATAACTCAGCAGGCTGGGGAAAACGACAATGGCGATGACAGGGGCAAGGGCGGAAGCCGAGGCGCGGGTGGATGCGCTGTTGCTGGAACCTCTGGCGGGGTTGAAGGCACAGCGCGGCATGACCGCCGAGAAGCATGAGAAGATGCTGGCGCGGCTGCGGGGCTGGTTGGCCTATATGTCTGACGAGAACCTGCGGGGCATGCACGATCTGATTGTGCGCCACGCGGTGAAAGGCATCTGGCCGGCCGAGGGCCTGATCAAGCATTGGGCGACGACGCTGCAACTGCCGCCGCCGCGCGAGTGCGACTATGCGCGCAGCCTGATCCGCTCGGCCATGGGCCGGCAGGCTATGGCCGAGGGCTGGGCGGTCGAGCTCTACCAGATCGCCAAGAAGATCGGGCCGCCGCCGACGAAGTATTTCATCTCGGGCCTGAAGGATGAGGCCGAGAGCAACAGGCGCCGGCGCAACATAGTCCGCGAGAACATCGAGGCCGGGCGGGCGAGTGCCGAGGATCGCGCCTGGCTGGCGCATTGGCACGAGGACCTGGCCGAGGTCGAGGCGATCCAGTCGGCACCGGTGGAAGGACAAGCGGCATGACGAAGGAATATCGGGAAATGGTCGCGGGCCGCGCAGCAGCCGAGCGGGCCCGGCTCGATGCCATCCTGTCCCGCGCAACTCCGGTCGAGGGGTGCGGTCCGGCGATCCCCGTTGCCCCGGCCCGCGGGCCGCAGGTGGCGTTCATGCCGCATGTCGTGATGCCCGACGAAAAGGCCGAGAGCGGCTACAAGGTCGAACGCATCGGCTGGCGCGGGTTCAGCGCCGCGCGGGCGGCCGACATCTTCGACGTGCTGGAGCGGATCGCGGCGAAGCGGAAGGATAGGGATGGTAACCCGGGCAGGTCTCCGTTCAGCAAGGGACAGGTCAACGTCGCGCGGCTCTATCGCGATCTTGTCGAGCGTCACGATGCGGGCGGCATGCGCTGCGCCAGCCTTGAGGCGAGGCGGGGTTCCGGCCCCAGCGGCGGCGGCGAGTTCATGGATGCCTTCATCGCCGAGGGCGAGCAGATTGCCCTGATGCGGCGCAGGATCGGCGCTGGCGTCGCCATGGCGGTGCGGAGGGTCCGGCCATCGAAGCGTGGCGGACCTGATGCCAAGCCGATCCTTGATCGCGTGCTGGTCGATGCGATCTGCCTGCATGGCGAGACATTCGAGGCGGTCCTTAGGCAGCATGGCTGGAGCAAGACCGGCCGTAATATCTCGGCATTGATCGAGGCTCTGGCGGCCTGTCTTGATCGGATGCAAGGCTATCCTGATGCGGGTGTGCACAAAACATCTTGACGTCTTATGACACCGCATCGCATATATATTGACATCATCCAGAATTGCGCCCGCAGGGATCATCATCCCTCGCGGGCGCTTCTGTTTCCGGGATACCCGAGCGCGCCCGCCGACAGGCGCGATCATCGCATGGCCAGCTGTAGCGGCGGGACGGCTGGTCGATCATCAGGCAGAGGGTGTCGCTCATGTCACGCTTCGCGCTCTACAAGACGGCGCGATGGCGAAAGGCGCGGCTGGCGCATCTGCAATGCGAGCCTCTCTGCAGGCTGTGTCGCCAGCGTGGCGTCCTGAACGACGGCGCGCTCAAGGCGACGGGCGAACCGCAGCCCGATCCGCGTCGGCGCTTTCTTGTGGTGGACCACGTTGTCCCCCATCGCGGCGACCTCGATCTGTTCTGGGACCGGAGCAATTGGCAGACCCTTTGCCCGGACCACCACGACATCGTCAAGCAGCGGGAGGAGGTCAGAGGGTTCTCGAATGCCCGCGGCCCGGACGGCTGGCCCCTCGATCCGGCCCACCCGGCGAACCGATGACCGCGAGGGTGCGATCCGAACCGAAATGCCCGGTTTTCGGGCAGGCCGGTCCCGGGGGTCACCACAGAGGGGGGTGGGTCGAAAGTTGGGGGCCTCGGCGGCGGGGACCGGCGGCCAAGGTTTCTGTGCGCAAAGCTGGAATTGGATAGAAAAAGCCCAAGGTAGGAAGAGGTTATGGCAAGAGGAAGACGGCCAGCCGAAAGCGCTGTCATCCCGATGCGGGAAGATGGCGATGCGGGCCACAATCTCCAGGCCCGTGCGCTCGCCCGCGCCGCCCAGCTTCGGCCGGAAGGGCTGCTGGACAAGGAGCGTTGGGTTTACGACCGCCTGGCGCCGCCGCTCTGCCATCCGACCAAGGACAGGCTGAACGAGGTGAACATCTTCATGTTCGTCCAGCTCTGCCGCTCGATCGTGCGCTATGAGGATTACCAGATTCTGCTTGCAGAACTGGGCGAGACCTATACCGCGAAAACGCGCAACGGCGATCAGGTCAAATCGCGGCCGGAGGTCGCGCAGCTGAACGAGACCTGGCGGCAGATTCGCGCGCTGGCCAGCGATTTCGGCATGACGCCGGCGGCGGAACGTGCCCTTGGTGCGCAAGGGCAGCTCGGCTTCAGCTTCGGCGAAGGTGATGACGACTTCACCTGACGCGGACCGCTATGCGGCCGATCCGGTTACCGCCTGGGCGCAGGATGTCGCGGATGGCAAGATCGTCGCCGGCCCGCACATCCGGGACGCGGCCGCCCGCCATCTGCGGGATCTGGTCGAAGGCCCGGGCCGCGGCCTGCTGTGGGATGTGGCCGCCGCCAAGAAGGTGATCGCCTGGTTCGCACGCAACCTGCGCCTGAACGGCGGACAGTTCGAAGGGCGGCCGTTCGTGCTCCATCCCAGTCAGGCTTTCCGCGTCGGATCGCTCTTCGGCTGGAAGCACAAGGCCACCGGCCTGCGGCGGTTTCGCCGCTTCTACGACGAAGAGGGAAAGGGCAACGGCAAGAGCCCGATGCTCGGCGGCATCGGCCTTTATCTGATGGTCGCGGATGGAGAGGCGCGGGCCGAGGTCTACTCGGCGGCAGCCAAGAAGGACCAGGCGCGGATCCTGTTCCAGGATGCCGTCGCCATGGTGGAACAGTCCCCGCGGCTCAGCAGCCGGATTACCCCGCATGGACAGAACCCGGTCTGGCAGCTGAGCTACAAGGGCAAGGACGGCGGCACGCGGTTCTTCAAGCCGATCGCCAACGAGGCCAAATCGGGCGGTCAATCCGGGCCGCGTCCGCATGGTGCGCTCTGCGACGAAGTGCACGAGCACCCGAGCCGCGACACCATCGACATGCTGGAGCGCGGTTTCAAGTTCCGCATGCAGCCGTTGCTCTGCATGGCGACCAACAGCGGCTCGGATCGCAAGTCGATCTGCTGGGAGGAGCACCAGCACGCGGTGCGCGTCGCGGCCGGCATCGTCGAAGACGATTCGACATTCGCTTTCGTCTGCTCGCTCGATGATGGCGACGATTGGGAGAATGACCCGTCCTGCTGGGTCAAGGCCAACCCGCTCCTGGACGTGACGATCACCAAGGAATGGCTGGCGGCGCAGGTCGAGCAGGCCAAGAAGATGCCTGGCAAGCGCAACGGCATCGCCCGGCTGCACTTCTGCGAGTGGACGCAGGCGCAGACCGCGGCGATCAAGCGGGAATCCTGGCTGAAATGCCAGGGAAAGGTTGATCTGCGCGAAATGGTCGACGCCGGTTATCCGTGCTTCGGCGGTCTCGACCTCAGCCAGACGCGGGACTTCTCCGCGCTCACCCTGACCTGGCTGCTCGATGCCACCAGGGACGCTGAGCGGTTCCTCTCGCACACCTGGTTCTGGACGCCGAAAGACACGCTCGCCGATCGCGCGGCCATGGATCAGACGCCCTATGACGATTGGGTGCGCGCCGGGTTCATCGAGGCGGTTCCCGGAGACCGGCTGAAATATGCCTGGCTGGCCGATGCCATCGCCCGGATCAACGCCGAATTCGCCCCGCAGGTGATCGGCTGCGACCAATACGGCCTGGAGCGGCTCCAGGAGCATCTGACCGACATCGGCGCGGTCATACCGGCGGAAATCCACCCGCAGGGCTTCCAGAAGCGGATCCTCGAAAAGGACCCGAAGGCACCCGAAGGGCAGCAGGAAATCTACCTGTGGATGCCCGACAGCATCAACAAGCTCGAAGCGGCAATATACGAGGAGCGAATCTTGATCGATCAGAACCCGCTCCTCGACAGCATGGCGGCCAGCGTCGTCTATGCGGAGAACCGCACCGGGCACCGGATGTTCGACAAGCCGAACGCCTTCGGCCGGATCGACGGTATGGTTTCCCTTGCCATGTCGGTCGGGGTGGCGCTCTGCAGGGCGCCAAAGGAAGAGCAGCGACGGCGGAAGAACTCCTACTTCCAGAGCCTGGTGTCGGCATGAAGCTCCTGCGCAAGATGTTCGGCCTGCCGGATGGCAAGAAGCCTCTGGACCTGACCAGCCATACCGACTTCCAGCCGCAGCCGGGTGTCATGGATGCGGGCGTGCCAGTCTCGGCCCGGTCCAGCATGGCGCTTTCGGCGGTCTGGGGCTGCGTCAACCTGCTCTCCGGCACGATCAGCTCGCTTCCGCTACAGGTCTTTGTCCTGGGCGAGGATGGGCAGAGGACCGTGATGCGGGATCACCCGCTCTATTCAGTCTTGCATGACAGTCCGAACTTCGACCAGACGGCGCTGGATTTCTGGGATTTCATGACCATGGCGGTCGAGTTGTGGGGCAATGCCTATGCCCGCATCGATCGTCTCGGCGGCAGGATCGTCGCCCTCACCCCGGTGCGGCCGGACGCCGTCACGGTCAGGCGCGAGACCGGCGGCGCCTTGCGGTATCGCTGGACCCAGGATCGCAAGCAATACGACCTCACCGAGGCGGATGTGCTGCATATTCGCGGTCCCGGGGGCGATCCGCTGGGCGGAATGTCCACGCTCGCCTTCGCACGCTCGACGTTTTCGCTGGCCATGGCCGCCAATGCCACGGCGGCGGCGATGTTCCGAAACGGGCTGAAACCGTCCGGCGCCTTGCAGTTCGATGAATGGCTGTCGGACGAAAACCGGAAGATCGCCCGGGAATACATGGTCGCCGAGTTCACCGGCGCTGCCAACGCCGGCAAGCCCTTCGTGGCGGAGGGCGGGGTCAAATGGCAGAGCTTCAGCCTGACCCCGGAAGACGCGCAGATGCTCGAATCGCGGGGGTTCTCGATCGAGGAGATATGCCGGTTCTTCGGTGTCCCGCCGGTGATGATCCAGCATAGCTCTGCCACAACGTCCTGGCCGACGGGTGTTGAGCAGCAGGTGCTGCTGTTCCAGAAGTTCACCCTGCGCCGGCGCCTCAAGCGCATCGAGATGGCCTTGGCCAAGCAGCTGCTGACCGATGCCGAGCGTCGTCGGGGGCTGATGATCGAGTTCAATCTCGAAGGGCTGTTGCGCGGCGACAGTGCGGGTCGCGCGGCCTTCTACAAATCCGGCCTGAACGACGGCTGGCTGACGATCAACGAGGTTCGGGCGAAGGAGAACCTGCCCGCGGTCGAGGGCGGCGACGTGCCGCGCATCCAGAAACAGAACGTGCCCATTACGGATCTCGAAGCGCTGATCCAGGGCGGCAAGGTCAATGAGGTCTGACATGCAGGTCAAGCAAGGCGCTGCGCTCCTCGACATCAAGTCGCTGGGCGAAAAGGGACAGTTCGAAGGCTATGCCAGCACATTCGGCGGCGAACCGGACAGCTATGGCGACATTATCGCGCCCGGTGCGTTTTCCGAGAGCCTCGCCAGCCATTCGTCGCGCGGCACCATGCCCAAGATGTTCTGGCAGCATGATCCGCGAGAACCGATCGGGAAATGGCTGAAGGCGGCGGAGGACGGCAAGGGGCTGCTGGTGACCGGCCAGCTGAACATGGGCGTGCAGCGGGCGCGCGAGGCCTATGAGCTTCTGAAGGCCGGCGATATCGACGGGCTTTCCATCGGTTACCGCATCCAGGGCTATGAGGTGGACGAGGATCGCGATGTCTGGACGCTCACGAAGCTGGATTTGCGGGAGGTGTCGATCGTCAGCATCGGCGCCAACGAGAACGCCACCATCGCCGCGGTGAAATCCGAACGGCGGGTGCTGGAGGTTGCAGAAAAGCTCAAGGCCGGGGACCGGCTGACTGAGCGGGAGTTCGAGGATCTGCTGAAGGGGGCCTTCGGCCTCTCGAACTCGCAGGCGGAGCGTGCCGCGCGCGTCCACCTGAAAGGTCAGGGGGAACCTGACAGAGCGGCGGATCAGCTTGCTTTCTTGCAGGCGCTGACGGGCTGAGGCCCATCCCTATCATTGCTGGAGGTTCCCCATGTCGGAACATAAGACGCCCGAGCAGCTCGCGGCGGAGTTCAAGGCTGCACAGGATGCGGCGATCGAGAAGGTCAAGGCCATCGCCGAGGATGCGCTCGGCCGCGTCAAGGCCGGCGAGGCCCTGACCGAAAAAGTGAAGGGCGATGCCGATGAGGCACTCGTCAAGATGAACGAACTTGCCGGCCAGGTCACCGAACTGGCTCAGAAGATGGCCCGCGCCGATGGCGGCGACGGTGCGTCGACCAAATCCATCGGTGAGCAGTTCGTCGAAAGCGAGGGCTTCAAGTCCTGGGCAGACGGCCGGCCGCGCCAGGGCAAGTCGGATCTCGCGGTCAAGGCGACGATCACCACCTCGGCCACCAATGCGCCGGGCTCTGTGGGTGCCGCAACCGATCGCACCCGGTTGCCGGGCGTGTTGGAACTGCCCCGTCAGCGTCTGGTGGTTCGCGACCTCATCACCCAGGGCCGCATCGACAACGCTGCGATCGAATACATTCGCGAGGTCGGCTTCCGCAACAACGCGGCACCGACGGCGGAGACGGTCAAGAAGCCGGAATCCGACATCCAGATGGAACTGATCTCGACCTCGGCCAAGGTCATTGCCCACTGGATGAAGGTTTCCAAGCAGGCGCTCAGCGACGTGTCGCAGCTGCGTTCGCACATCGACAATCGCCTGCTCTGGGGCCTGGCCTTTGTCGAGGAGACCCAGCTGCTGCATGGCGACGGCACCGGCCAGAACCTGCATGGGATCATTCCCCAGGCGAGTGCCTATGCCGTGCCGGCGGGAATTCCGACTGCCGGGCTGACTGTGATCGATACGCTCCGCATCGCCCAGCTCCAGGCGGCGCTGGCGCTCTATCCGGCGACGGGCCATGTGCTCAATCCCATCGACTGGGCAGTCATCGAGCTGACCAAGGACGAGATCGGCCGCCACATCATCGGCCAACCCCAGGGCGATGCGCCTGCCAGCCTCTGGCGCCTGCCGGTGGTGGAGACGCCCGCCATGGCGCAGGGCAAGTTCCTGACCGGCGCCTTCCAGATGGGCGCCGAGGTGTTCGACCTCTGGGATTCGCGCGTCGAAGCGGGCTTCGAGAACGACGATTTCACGAAGAACCTGCTGACCCTGCTCGCCGAAGAGCGGATCGCGCTGGCGGTCTACCGGCCCGAGGCCTTCATCTACGGCGACATCATGCCGGCGGAGCCGGAAGAGCCCTGATCCCGGTGATGACATCCGTGGGGCGGCAAATGCCGCCCCGCGCCACCATAGGAGGTTTCCATGAAGTTCGACGTTCTGCGGGAGCATTACGGTGATCGGTTCTATGTCGCCGGGGAAACGCGCGAGGCGGATAAGTCCTCGGTCGCTCATCTGCTGCGTTCCGGCGTTCTGGCCGAGAAGGCGGCAAAAAGCGTTCCGAACAAGGCGGCGCCCGCGCATCCGAACAAGGCGAAAACCGTTCCCGACAACAAGGCGAAGTCGTGAAACTTGAGCGGATCAGCGGCCCGGAAGGCGTTTTTATGACGCGCGAGCAGATCAAGGCCCATCTCCGTGTCCTTCACGATGACGAGGATGAGCTTATCGACGCCCTGGGCGACACCGCCATGGCCCATATTGACGGTATCCGCGGCGTGCTCGGGCGCTGCATCCAGCCGCAGGAATGGCGCCTGACATATGCGGACGGGTGCAGCGGCGGGTGCATCCGGCTGCCGTTCCCCGGGGTAGGCGATACTGCGGCCGTATGGCGGGACGAAGCGGGCGATCCCCAGGAGGCCGAGATTCGGCGCATGGACTACGGCATCTGGACAGAGGTGATCATCACGGCACCCCCCGGCCGCGCGGTCGAAATCACCTTCACGGCCTCGACCCCCGAGGATGTCTGGCCGGCGATCAGGACTGCGATGTTGCTTCTGATCGGTCATTGGTATCGCAACCGCGAAGCGGTCGCGGTGGATGCCCGCTTCGACACGCTGCCCTTCGCCGTCCGCTCGCTGCTTTCCCCTCTCAAGGTTCATTGGGTGTGACATGATCCCCGCCGGCGATTTCAACCGGATCGTGGCCTTTCTGGAGCCCGTCCAGCAGCGCAATGCGGATGGCCGCATCGTCCAGTCCTGGGAGGAGCGGTTTCGGGCATGGGCCAAGGTTCTGCCCCTGCGCGGCGGAGAACAGGTCATGCAGGCGAGGCTGGCCGCGCGAACGCCTGCCATCGTCACTATCCACACCAGCGCGCGAGCGCGCGAGGTGAATGCGAAATGGCGGGTCCGGATCGCGAATCGGCTCTATGACCTGAAGGAGCATCCCCGCGAAGATAAGGACGCCTCCTGCTTTGACATGCTGGTCGAGGCTCAGCCATGAGGGCGGGCCGCATCCTCCGGCGGTTGATCATGGATCGGATCATCGATCAGGTGCCCGCATTCGAGGGCCGGGTCTATGACAAGGCGGTCGAAGATACGCCCGTGCCCTATGTCACCATGGGCGCGAGTTACGGTATCGACGACGACGCGGAATGCATCGAGGCCCGGTTGACCACCGTGCAGGTCGATATCTGGGACAGCGCCCGCGACGAGACGGGCGATGTGGACAAGGGGGTCTGCGAGGATCTGACCGATGATGTGGCCGCGGCACTGAAAGGCTGGGCCGACACCGACGCGCTGACCATGCACCCGCTGCGCGTGACGCTGGTTCGCGTCATGGATGATCCCGACGGCGTGTCGGTGCATGGCGTGGTGCAGGTCGAGGCAGATATCGAGGAGGACAGCTGATGCCCTGGGTCGAGTTTTCCCGGACATTCCGCTGGCGGCCGACCGCCCATGTGTCGATCCGCTACAGCCCAGGAATGCGGCTGAACGTGACACGCCGCTGTGCCGCTGCCGCCGTTCAGGCGGGCGCGGCTGCACGGTCTACCGATCCAGCAAAGGAGAGGCGCGATGGCGCGAGGAACGACGGTGCTGGGGCTGGCGAGGCTGCAGAGGAAGCTGGAACGGCTTCCTGAGGTCGCGAAAGAGCAGATCCGCAGCAAGATGGCCGAGGCGGCGGAAGAGACCGTCGCCATGATGAAAAGCCTCGTCCCCGTGCTCAAGGAGCCCGATGCCCGCCGCCGCGCAGGCGCTCTGCGCGATAGCATCGGCTGGACCTGGGGGCAGGCCCCGAAGGGCTCCATGGTCGTTGCGACGTTGAAGGGCGCAGGCGTCGGCGGCGACCTGACGATCACGATCTACGCCGGATCACGCGACAAGTCCCGTGGTCCTGACGATGCCTATTATGCCCGATGGGTCGAATTCGGCACCCGCAGCATGCCTGCGCAGCCGTTCTTCTATGTTTCCTGGCGCGCGAACAGGAAGGCCGCAGGCCGCAAGGTCCGCAAGGCTGTCCGCGACGCTGCCCGTCAGGTGGCCGCCGGCCAATAACGGCAATCGAAACCCGGCCATGAGGCCGTCATCCTGCCCGCGTCGTGCGGGCTTTCCTTTCATGGAGGCCAATCATGGCAAAACCGGTTACCGTGAAGTTCGGCAAGTTCTTCGTCCGCTTGTCGGATGGGGGCGATCCGCCGCAGTTCGTCGCGCCCTGCGGGTTCACATCCAAGTCGTTCAGCCGCAACAAGACGCTGAACGACGTGCCGATCCCGGACTGTGACGATCCCGATGCGCCGGCGTGGTCGGTGCGCGATGTGCAGAGCATGTCCGCCACCATCAGCGGCTCGGGCGTTCTCGCGAAATCCGCGGTTCCGACCTGGGAGGCGGCCTTGGCCAGCAGCGACAGCATCGAATGCGAGGTCGAGCTGGAGTATCCCGACGGAGATTCCGACATCTACACCGGCAACTTCCACCTCGAAAGCTTCGAGATCACCGGCTCGAACGGTGAGCGGGTGCAGGTGTCCGTCACCATGCAGTCGGATGGCGAGATCGAATATGACCGCACCGTGGCGCCGGGTGTGTAATGACCCGTTCCGCTGAAACCATCCTCGATTGGGCGGACGGAACATATAAGTTCGCCCTCAAGATCGAACATCTCGCCGAGCTGCAAGAGAAATGCGATGCGGGCCCCTGGTATATCCAATGGGCGCTGGAGGCCGCGCTGCTGGCCCGGGCGGCCGGGTTCGCTCCGCCCAAGGACGCCAATGCCAGCTATGTCATCGAGCCGATCCGGCTGGGCCTCATCGGCGGGGGCATGCCAGCGGTGGAGGCCATGAAAAAGGTCCGGGCCTATGTCGGGCCGGGCCAGCTGAACGAAAACATCCAGACGGCCTATGCGGTCCTTGGCGTGGCGCTGGCCGGCGCGCCGGATGATGAGCCAAAAAAGCCCGGGGCGGGAAGGAAGAAGACCGCGAACCGCTCCCGCGGGGCAAGATCAGGTTCGCGGACGTCTTCGGAAACGGGCTCGCCGCCGGCATGAGCCCCTCCGAGGTGAAGCGATGCAGCTGGTGGGAGTTCAGCGCCGCCGTTGCAGGCTGGATCGCCGCCAACACCTCGGAGGAGCATCAGCCCATGTCGCAGCAGGACGAGGATGATCTTTGGCAAGGGATCATGGAGAGGATGGGTTAACGAAGAAGCCCCATCCCTTTCAGCTCCTTGCGTAGATCCTCGGATCGCATTTGCTGCTCAATCATCCGCGCTTTGTAGCCGACGTATATCTCTCGGGCGAAATGGTCTGCGACATATAGAATAACGCAGATCGCGGCGACGGCATTCAATATCTTCATGGTGTTCAGAGGTCCTTAATGGCAACCGATCTCGAAAAGCTGGTTGTCCAGCTCTCTGCTGACATCAAGGGCTATGAGCGCGAAATGCGCAAGGCCGTTGGCGTGACGAACCGGCAAGCGCGCGACATCGAGAAGCGTTTCCTGGCGATGCAGCGCAATCTGGACGGCATCGGCTCGCGGGCTGCCAAGTCGCTGATTGCGCCCTTTACTGGCATCGCGGCCGCCCTGGGCGGCCGGGAACTGATCCGCATGACCGGGCAGTGGACTGATCTGACCAGCCGCGTGAACTTGGCGGCCGGCAGCATGGAAAAAGGGAATGAGGTCATGCAGCGGGTCAGCGAGATGGCCCGCCGCACCTATTCCGACCTCAGCCAGACCGCCGAGGGATACCTGGCTTTCTCGACCACGCTGACCGAACTCGGCGTTTCGACAGATCGCCAGCTGGATTTCGTGGAAAGCCTGAACAACGCCCTGGTCGTGTCCGGCGCCAAGGGCCAGACCGCCGAGCGTGTCATGAGTGCCCTGTCGAAGGCCATGGCATTGGGCTCTCTGCAGGGCGACAACCTCAATACGGTGATCGAGTCCGGCGGTCGGGTGTCGCAAGCCCTGGCCGATTCCATGGGTGTGACGACCATGGAGCTGCGCAAGCTGGGCCAGGAAGGGAAGATCGGCAGAAAGGAGATCCTCGGCATCTCGAAGGAGATGGAGAAGCTGCGAGCGGAGGCTGCGGAAATGCCCGCGACCATTCAGGACGGCTTCATGCTCCTGAACAATGCGCTGCTGGAATATGTCGGCCGTGCGGATGACGCGGTCGGCATGTCCGGGCGGATCGGCGAGGCGTTGACGATCATCGCCGACAATTTCGACACCGTGGCCGATGCCGGCCTGAAACTGGCCGCCGTGCTGGCGGCAGGTATGCTTGGCAGGTCGATCAGCGGCATGATCGCCAATCTCGGCGCCGCCACCGGGGTGCTGGTCAAGTTCGGCGCAGCGCTGCGCGCTGCCACCTCCATGGCCGGTGTCGGAGCCGCAATCGGGGGGTTGAGCGCGGCGGCGGGGCCGCTGGGCATGGCCATCGGCGGACTGCTTGCCGGCGGAGTTTTCCTTTATTCCGACGCGGCAGCAAGGGCGGAAGAGCGCAGCCGGGCGCTGCGCGAAGAGCTGCGGGACATGGGTCTTTATTCGCCTGATGCCGCCAGCGCGCTTAAGGAAGTTGCCGAGGCTGCTGACGGTATTGGAACCGAAGATCAACTGGAACGCATTGAGCGCCTGAAAAGAGGTCTTAATAACCTTCGGGGTGAATATTCGTTCAGTTCTCAAGTGTTTGGCGATTTCAGTGACATTGGGAGAATAATTGGAGATATTAATAAGCAGGAACGCTGGTTCATGTTCTCTGCATTGTCCCGCGAAAGCCTTTCAGCGCTACAAACAGCTAGAGAACTCGCAACAGAATATCAGAAAACTAATATCTCCGCTGCGCAATTGCTGGATGGTCTGTCGGATATATCGCGGAAAAAGCTAGACGAGCCAGCGCAGGACTTGCTTCGAGAGCTGGACAATGTTGCGCGTGCGGCCATTGCGACCGAGGCAGCCCTAACAATGATGGGCGCGTCTCCCAGCATTGAGGCGGCTAATGAGCAACTAATCCGGTTGCGAGAGCATCTTGATCGGATGGCTGATACAGGCCAACTCGACGCAGATATTGTGGCGTCGATGGATCGCATTATCCAGAAGTTCGTAGACGGCGAGGAATCTGCCGAGGATGCCCGCGCGGCCATTGCTGCGTTGGGTGCCGAAAACCCAAGCTTCAAAGGCGCGATAGCCGCAATCGATGCGGTGATCGGCCGGCTCGGGGCGCTTCGCGCTGAGGCTGTCGCGGCCACCGTCGCGTTGCGCGTCGTTACCGGCGGCGGCGCTGCATCCGATGGCGATACCTCGCTTGAGAAAGAGGGCGCAGCCACCCAAGCATTTCTGGACGAGCAGCGTCGGCGCAATGCTCTAAGCCGGGAACAGCAGGATATCGAGAAGCGCACGGCGCAAATCATGAAAGATGCCGCCTCCTCCCAAGCGGTCATCACCGAGGAACAGGCGAGGCAGCTTGCCATCGAACAGGCCGCTGCAGACGCGCGCCGCGCGGCCGAGGGCAAGGCCGAGAGGGCATCTGGCGGCGGCGGGCGAACGAAGGCAGGCGGTGGCCGCTCGAAAGGCGGCAAAACCGTCACCGATATTTTCGAGGACGCCGGGGCGGAAATCGAGAACCTGGAACGCCAGCTCGTCCTGGTCGGGAAGTCCGTCGAGGAAACCGCCCGTCTGCGTTCCGAGTGGGCCATGCTCGACGCCGCCAAGAAGGCCGGCATCCTGATTGACGAAAAGACCAGCAAGAACATCGCCGAACAGGCCGTGCATATCGGCCATCTGGCCGATCAGCTTTCGAGAGCAGAGATCGCGCAGCAGCAGTTCGAGCAGGCTATCGACGGCATCGCCGACGCCTTCGCAGGCGCGCTGGTGGCCGGGGAAAGCCTTCGCGACGGTCTGGCGCAGGTTTTCAAGCAGATCGCGGCCGACATCCTCCGCTCCGGCATCCGGGCCGCATTGGTCGACCAGTTCAGCGCGACCGGCGGCGGTGGCGGCGGCGTCCTCAGCAATGTGCTGGGCAAGATCTTCGGCGGCTTTCGCGCGGCCGGCGGCCCCGTCCAGGCCGGCAAGGCCTATGTGGTCGGCGAGAAGGGCCCAGAGCCTTTCGTTCCAGCGGTCAACGGGCGCATCCTCAGCGTGGCGCAGGCGCAGGCCGCATTGCGCGGCGGGCAGGGATCTTCCGGCGGCAACACCACCGTCAGCCTGTCCATCGATCTGCGCGGCACCACTGGCGACCGCGAGCTTGACGCGAAGATCGCCCGCGCCGGCCGCCAGATCCTGGCGCAGGTGCCGGCCGTCCTGTCCGATCATCAACGGCGGAGGGCCTGATGCAGGCGACGTTCCCCCATCGCCTGCTCTGGCAGGCCGTGCAGTTCTGGCCGGTCGGCATGAGCCTTGAACCGCAGGAAAGCATCAGCGGGACCGAGACCATCGTGCCGACGATGCGGGGCCGGTGGATGGCGACCTGTTCGTTCGCGATCCGGCGCGAGGCGGCGCAGCTGCAATGGCAGGCGTTCCTGGCCCAGATGGAAGGCATGGTCGGCACGACGCTCGTGCCGGCGCGCTATCGGTGGCGGCCGCGTGACCGGGACGGTCATCACCTGGCGTTCTGCGATGTCGCTAACCTGCGCGGCGCACAGACGTGGGATCATTTCGGCTTCGCCAGCACGGATATTGATCGCGTCGTCGTCGCGGCCGCTGCGCCGCTGCGTGCGACCGAGATCGATGTGACATTGAACGATACCACCGGCCTCCGGCCCGGGCAGTTCTTCAGCATCGGCGAAAGGCTGCACCGCGTGCAGGCATGTTGGCAGCCCGCCCCGGGCGCCCATCGCCTGATGTTCCAGCCGCCGCTTCGGGTCGCGGTTGCGGCCGGCACGCGGGTCGAGATCGAGAAGCCGGTCTGCAAGATGCGGTTCACGACCGAAAGCGAAGGGGTGTTCGACCAGTCCCTGGACGTGCTCCCCGTCGTTCAGGTCAACTTCCAAGAGGCGATCTGATGGGCGCGCGCGAAGACCTGTTGGCGATCCCGGACGAGGTGTTGCGCTCGGGCCGGATCGGACAGGCGGTCCTGGTCCATATGGACTTCCTCGATGCGCCGAAACGCTGGTGGACCGGCTTCGGCGATCTTTCCGTCAATGGACAGACCTGGCAGGGGCTGGGGGACCTGATCAATGTCAGCCCGATCAGCTCCACATATCAGGTATCTGCCGAGCAGGTGACCTTCGAGGTCGCGGCGACGCCCGAGATGCTGGGTCTGGCCCTCGCGGCGAAGAGCCGGGTGCGCGACCGGCCCGTGACCGTCTACCTGCAGCTTTTTGCCAATGTCACCATGGCGGCCTTCACCCCGGGCGGCGGCGAGATCGCGTCAGGCGATCCCGTCGGCTCACCCATGGCGCTCTACAGCGGCACCATGCAGCGCATGCCTTGGGCAGCGAGCGGGCCGACCCAGCGGACGATCCGCGTGGAATGCGAAGGGCTGTTCTTCCGGCGCAATGCCGCGCCGCGCGGCCGCTGGACCGATTCCGACCAGAAGGCGCGCTATCCCGGCGACCGCGGCCTGGAGCGGTTGCCGCTTTATGCCAACGGATACGAGACGAAATGGCGCGGGTGAGGCGGGCTGCCGCAGCCGACGTGCTGCGCATCGTGGACATGATCGAGGATCTGCGCTCGGCCGTTCAGGGCCCCGTCCTCGTTGACCGGGCATGGACGGCGCGAACGGTCGCCGGGTTGCTGGCCGATCAGCGCGGAGTGGTTTTCGTCACGGATGGCGGTTTCATCGCCGGCTCGCTGCGGCCGACGATCATCAATCCGGAGCCGATTGCGGTTGAGCACGGCTGGTTCTCGCGGGACCGCTCGGGGCTGGCCCTGTTGAGGGCTTTCGAAGGCTGGGCGCGGGCGCACGGCGCCAGGCTCATCCAGCTGTCCACCGGCGCGGACGGGCTGGACCTGTCGCGCTTCGGCTACCGCCTGACCGAAAGGGCTTGGGTCAAATAATGGCAATCTTCTCGGCTATCATTGCCATGCTGCCCGCAGGGGCAGCGTGGGGCTCCGTCACGGTTTTCGGCCTCTCTCCGGCCGTGTCGGCGGCGATCATCGCCGCCGGGAAGGGTGCGCTCTGGGCCGTGGCCGGATCGGCGCTGACCCAGCCGAAGATGCCGCGCCAGCAGGTGCAGGCGACGCTGAGCCAGACCGATGCGCCGCGCATCCGGGCCTATGGCCGCAATCTGCTGGGCGGCCAGCGCGCGCTTTTCGAGGCCGACGACGGCCGCCTGCATCAGGTGATCGTCATGCATCACGGCCAGGTTGACGGCCTGATCCGGTTCTGGGTCGATGGCGAGCCGGTCGAACTCGACGGCCAGAACCGGCGCGACCAATACACCTGGCTGCGCTTCAGGGATGGGGCCGGCGCCGGCGGCGATTACAGCAGCGAGCCGGCGCCGAACCTGTCGGGCTTTTCGGCCCTCTGGACGTCGGATCATCGCCTGCAAGGACAGGCGACCTTCTACGTCATCCTCGGCGACCCGCCGGACGAGGATTTCCAGAAGATCTATCCGAAGGGGGCCTATACCGCGGTGCAGGCCGAGGTGCGCGCCTCGCGCGTCCGGAACATGGCCGGGAACATGGTCTATTCCGAAAATGCCGGGCTGTGCATCCGCGATCTCCTGACGCATCCCGATGGCTGGAACATCCCCGCGGCTCGGCTCGACACGGCATCCTGGCAGACATTCGCGGACCTTTGCGCCGAAGCTGTACCCCTGGCGGCCGGCGGGACGGAGCCGCGTTACCGGCTATGCGGGTTCTACAGCCTGGACGATGCGCTCAAGGATGTGACGGCGCGGATGCTGGCGACCTGCGACGGCCAAATCTACGAAACGGCTGAGGGGCAGATCGGCATTCTTGGCGGGGCATGGTCGGAGCCGGACGTGACGATCACGTCTGACGACATCCTGTCCATCGAGATGCAGGACGGTTTCGACCCGTTCACCGATTACAACATCCTCAAGGGATCCTTCGTCAGCCCCGCCCATGCCTATCAGCCGACCGAGGTGGGCGAGCTTCGGGACGAGGCCGCGCTTGCGACGCAGGAGGAGCGCATCGAGCCTTTCGACAATGACATGTGCCCCGCCAGCGGACAGCTGCAGCGGCTCATGAAGATCAAGTTCGCAAAGGACCGCAGGGCGCAGATCGGCACCATCCGCACCAACCTGGTGGGCATGAAGGCCCGGTTCCCCAAGGGCGACGGCATCCACACAATCCGCGTCGCGGCGCCGGAATACGGCCTCGATGGCGTGTTCGAGGTGACCAGCCACAGCTTCGACATCCCGACCGCGACCTGCGAAATCGGGGTGGCGAGCATCGAGAACCCCTATGGCTGGAACGCCGCGACCGAAGAGAAGCCGCTGCCGCCCGGGATCGATGAGCTGGTCATTCCTGTTCGCGGCCTGCCGCCGCTGTCCGGCATCAGCCTGACGCAGGAAATCGTCAACGTCTCGGGGGGCGTTCGCGGCGTGCGGCTGGCGGTGCGGGTGAACGATCCGGGCCGGAACGATCTGGAACTGCGCGCCCAGCTGGCGAAAGGCACCTATACGGCAGTCGGGCCGTGGCCCGATCCTCAGCCGACCTGGATCGAGATGGTTGCCGACAATTACCGGGCGGAATCTGGCGTCCTGGATGACGGCGAGACCTATACGGTTCGCGTTCGCTGGCGTCGGGGCGGGGAATGGGTGCTGGCCGGCGTGATCACCGTGACCGCCAATCCCGTTGTCCCCGATCCGCCGAGCGATTTCGCCGGGGCGGGCAGCGGTCGCACTGCCAATCTCAGCTGGATCAACCCAACGGCGAACTTCTACCGGACCCAGATCTGGCGGAACATTTCGAACGACTTCGAAACCGCCGACCTGATTGCGACGGTGGACGGCCTGGAGGGGCAACCGGCCGGATATAACGACCAGTTCTCGATCATCGGGCCTCCGCCCAGTGCGCAATATTACTGGGCGGTGACCATCAACGCGTCCGGCGTTCCATCCGCCCCGGCGGGGCCTGTCTACGTCACGTTCTGACGTTCCGAAATTCTTCGATCCGACCGCCTTTCGGCGGGCTTTTGCATGGGGGCGGCATGCCTATAGTAGACGATATCAACCGCGTCCTTCGTGACTTCGAGCGTTACACGGGGGACGGCCAGCCGAATGAACCGGTTGGACATCCCCCGCCTATCGGTGATCCCCGTTCCGGGGTGCATGACCTGATCAAGGCCGAGTTGCGCGCGCTTCTGGTCACCCTCGCCCAGACCATGGGCGACCCGTCGGCGCTGGAGGATATCCTGACGCTGCTCGGCATCTCCAGCCTGGTGCCGCTGGTCAACGTAGCCGGGACTGGCGACGCGATCACCGCCGACCTGCATCCGCTCGCGGTGGCGTCGGGGGTGACGATCACGAACCAGACGGCCGCGATCCTGGTCCCCACCGCCGCCAATACCGGCAACGTCACGCTGGCGGTTTCCGGCGACACCACGCGGCGCGTGCTGGACAACAGCGGCAATGAGCTGCCAGCCGGGTATATCCAGCCGAACCGCGTCCTGATCCTGCGGCGGCTGGTCGGCGGCGCCTCGGGGCATTGGCGCATCCTCAACGACGTGTCCCGGTCCGACCTGCTGGCCGCCATCGATGGCATCCACGCGGAGATGCGCGCGGCCGATGCTGACAACCGGATCCTTGCCACCCTTGCCGACGAGCGGGCCCAGGAGGCCGCGGCCACGGCAAGGCTGAATTCCCAGACCCTGCAATATCTCGTGGACCGCCTCGCGGCCATCGAAACCGGCGCATCTCAACAGGAGCAACCGATGACGACCTATGCCCTCGCCGCGACGGCGACCACTTCCGCTGCCGTTCTGGTGGCCGCCGGCCCGGTGACGGATCTGAAACTGGTGAACAAGAGCGACATTGCGACCGTCGGCCTGGCCTTCGGGATCGCCCCGGTGACAGTCACGGATGCCGGCGTGCTGCCGCTCGGCCCGGGCGATGCGCTGGACCTCGACACCATCCCGGCGACGCCGATCTATGTCATCGCCACCGCGTCGGCGGATGTGGCAGGCACGTTCTCGGTCCCGCTGCATGAGCCGAACCCGAACTGGGAGACGGATTTTCAGGGGCTCATCAGCCGCATGGTCTCGGCAGGCGCGCCGATGCCGAACCTGCCCTGGCAGGACGCCTATCGCCGGCTCTACTCGGCGCTGCGGCGCGAAGGCATCCTGTCGCGCATGGGCGGTCTCTTCGTCACCGCAGCCCATGCGGAAAGCGCGGCGCTGGTCAACTGGTCCGGGTCCAATGTCATGACGGTCGGCGGCAGCGCACCGGCCTTCTCGGCCAAGCAGGGCTTTGTCTATGACGGCGTGGACGATTACCACAACACCAGCGTCAACCTGAATACGTTCATCGGCGGCGGCGCCCCGTCCTCCGTTGCCGCCGCGGTCTGGACCACGCGCTTGCCCATCGGCACGCAGCGGGCCGCGCTGGGGGATGGCGGGTTCGAGCTTCACCCGACCCGCTTCACCACCACGGTTGCGGGCGTCGGCTGGATGACCAGTTCCGCCACCGACCTGCTCGAGAACCTGGCGGATATCGGTTTCGTCGGGGTCTCCCGCTCGGCGCTGGATCGCTACACCATGTATGGCCCCGGCGCCTCGGGCGAGGTGAAGATGCGCGAGGCCATCAACTTCCTGCCCAACCGGCCGGCCTTTATGGGCGCGACCAACAGCAACGGCGGCGTGAGCAAGTTTTTCGCCGGCACCGTGCGGGCCGCGATGCTCGGTCGCTCGCTCAATTCGGTGCAGATGCTGGCCGCCCAGGCCGCCATGTCGCGATACTTCAAGCAGATCGAGGCGCTCTGATGCAGACTGACGTTTTCGTTCACGGCGCGACGCCGGCCGGGATCTTCGCCGCCATCGTCTGCGCCCGTGCCGGCCTGACCGTGGTGATCCAGGCCCCCGAGAATGGGATCGGCGGCATGGTGACCGGCGGCCTCGGGATCGGCGACCCGCCCCTGGACTTCAAGAACTGGCGCGGCGTGGTGGATGAGTTCACCTCGGCCATCGTCGCCCAGACCGGCTTCAATGCCCATTCCCGGCTGGCCTGGAACTTCGAGCCGCACCAGGCGCTCGGCGTGCTGACCGACATGATCGCCGCCGAGCCGAACATCACCCTGCGGCTGCGCGAGACGATTGTCGAGGTCAAGCGCAACGAGGTGCGGCAGGTCAACGGACAGGTGGCGTCCTCGACCGACGAGCGGGCCACGCGCATCACCGTGGTGCGCACCGAGCCCTGCACCTGGCTGTCGGGCGCCCCGGCCGAGGGCGACAGCTATGAGGCCACGGCGTTCCTCGACGCGTCCTACAACAGCGGGCTGGTGCTCAAGGCCAGCGTGCCGCACCGGATCGGCCGCGAGGACGCCGACGAATACCACGAATGGCCCTATGCCGGCGTGCTCTATCCCTACCACAGCAATTTCACCTCTGTGGTGCCGGCCGTGGATGCCGATGGCGATCTGCTGAAATATGCCGGATGGACGCCGCTGGAGCATTTCGGGCAGGCGGATCGGCGGCTGATGGCGACGGGCTATCGCAACTGCATCACCAACGAGGCCGGGCCGAACAATATCGGCTTCCCGCAGCCGCCGGGATATGTTGCCAGCGATTTTGACGACGAGGTGATCATCGGCAACGCCCCACAGAACTCCCAGGGGCACGGCATGAGCATCCTGACCCGCAGCTATGCGTTCAGCCCGCTGCGGCGCTGCGGCTTCTACGACGAGGCGAAGGCGCAGGTCGCGCTGGCCGACACGTGGGACCAGTTGACCACGCTGCAGCGGCAGATCGGCTGGGCCAACTATGCCGACAGCTATGCGCAGCTGGAACAGTTCCCCGGCAAGTTCCTGACCAACGGCAGCGACATTCGGGGCTCGATGTCCTGGGAATTCACGCTGACCGATTCGGATCGGCGCCGGCACGAGATCCGCGAACAGCTCGCCTATCGCGAGGCCGGCCGCCTCTACACGTTCCAGAACGATCCGCGGGTTTCCGAGGCCGTTCGGGGACGCTTTGCCCAGTTCGGCCTCTGCGCCGACGAATGGCAATCCGATTACATCCTGATGCCCAGCTGGCCTTCCGAGCTTTACGAGCGCGAGGGGCGCCGGCTGATCGGCCAGGCGACCGTCACCTATCGCAACGTGGCCTATCGCACCAACTGGCCCGACCAGATCGCCTGCGGGGCGTATTTCATGGACAGCAAGGCCAAGTCGATCTGGGCGCTGCCCTATGGCGGCAACGAGATCGAGGGCTCGCCCGAGGTGCAGCCCTTCATCGACGCGGACGGCGACGAGGTGCGTGCCGATAATTACTCGACGTTCGGCATTCCCATGCGCGCGGTCGTGGCTCCGGTCGGCACCTGCGACAACCTCGCGGTCTGCTGGGGCGTCTCATCGAGCGAGCTGGCCTTCCAGGCCATCCGGCTGGAGCCGTTCCTGTGCGCGGTGGCCGAGGCGGTCGGGCACATGGCCGTCGAGTCTGTCGTGTCAGGGGTCCCTCTCGCCAAGCTGAAATACGAACCTGTCCGGGCCCGCCTGCAGGCGGCCGGGCTCCTGATCCAACGCTACCAGACGGTGACGCCATGAGTTTCATCACCCGAGCCTCGCGCGGCGGCATCGCGGCCGCCCAGACGGCAACCCGTCAGTCCCGGCTGACCACATCCGGCCGGCTGCGGCTGAGCCGGGACGGCGGGCACCTCGTCTCGGTCGATGCCATCGGCGGCGCCCTCATCGACCTCGCCAGCAGCGACCCGGCCAATCTGGTCGTGCCGATCTGGGCGCAGGGCAAGTATGTCCTCAACGAGATCGTGTTTTTCGATCACCGCGGCGGCAATCCGGGCAGCGTGACCATCGACGTCCGCACGCTCGACGCCGCGAGGGGCGGCGGTCGCCTTTTGTCGGCGGCCGTGCCGCTATCGGCCTTGTCCAACCGAAAAGCCGCCGTTCGGAGGTATTTCACCCAAACCGCCAGCACCGTTTATTCTGCCCCGCACCTTTACCTGACCATCAACGGCACGGGGACCGGAACGGTGATGATGCGGGTGATCGGCAGCGTCGTCTCGGCCGAGGACCCC